CAGGAATGGAGATCAAGTATGAATCAACGGGTGTTCGGTGTATTACGGAATGCCCGTTTGGGAAAGAGAAATACGGCGTTGGAATGAGTGTCGGGGTTGTGTTTGTCGGTTCCGTGGCGTGTGCGACGTGCGAACACTGCGTGTCTATTGATCACGTTTCCAAAATCGTAAAATGCAACGCAGATAGTGAATAGATATGGAGATTAACGGCAAAGTACATTGTTTCTTCGAACAATCCGGCACGTTCAAGAATGAGTTTATTAAACTTGGAATCCCGGCGGAAGATTATGACATACAAAATAATTTCGGACAAACCGACCACGTTATTGACCTGTTTGCAGAAATCGAAAATGCGTATAGGGGGGGGGCAAAGTGTCTTTGATTCAATTACTTGCAATGATTTGATAATGGCGTTTTTCCCGTGCATATATTTCGATTGTATGTCACAAATTTCGATGGGGTGGTACGCGCACAATTATAAACGTCTTTCGGTAAAGGAAAAGGCCGATAAGATATTGGAGCGCGGGGAGAACCGGGAAAGGTTTTGGCGGATTGCGGTAAAGATGTTCGCCGTGTGCGATATGCGCGGGCTTCGGATTATAATGGAAAACCCGTTTAGTATGCAAACGTTTCTGCGTGGCAATTTCCTGTTTCAACCGACAATCATTGACAATGACAGGACGTTGCGCGGGGACATTTATAAGAAACCAACCGGGTATTGGTATTTGAATTGTGAACCGACCAAGAACGAAACGATTGAGAAGTTGCACAAAGCCCGAAAAATATTAGACGAGCGGGGCGTTAAGGGCGGCGGAATCTGCAACGAAGCGCGTTCAATGATAACGAAAGAATACGCACGAAATTTTATTTGTGACTTTATATTAGGAAAAGCAAAAATAGGAACACAATTAAACATATTTGAGCAATGAAATTGGAACTTGACAAATTCACATTAGATTACCTGCTTGCGTTTATGCGAAAGCCGCGCAAGGTTATGGGGGCGTTGGTTGTTACCATTGACGAATTAAAAAACAATTATGGCGATATTATCCCGGCGCACGAAGTATGCAGGATCACGCAATCTTATCGGGGCTACGGCATCGAAACGATTGACGTACAGGAGGACGGCCGGAAACACGAGATACACCGCGTGAAACATTCGTGCGTTCGGTTCTTTCGCCCAGAACTGACGGTTGAGGACTTAAAGAAATTGCCGCGCTTGTGCGTGAAGCAATTGGGATAGAAAACGAACAGGTATGAGCAAGAAAAGGAACACAACGTTTGTCGGCGTTACCAAGTTAAACGCAATGGCGTGGTATTGTCACGGGTTGCATTTCGCCGAAAAGGTCATTAAGGATCAGTCGGAAAAGTACAAACGAATCAAACGAACGTCCAATTTTGACGGCGAAGAAAAGCCGTGTGAAAAGGCATACGGCGGCGAACATCTTGGCGGCCGGGCTAATGACGTTCGCGTGTGGTACATTGACATCAACACACTGGATGAATTGATCGCATTGCGCGATGAGGTCGAAAACGAACTAATCGTCGGGACGGCGTAGGAAAAAGAACTGAACGATATGCCGGAAATCGAAATCTATGACGATTACAGGGAGTGAACGCACCGGGGTTCTACCGGTCCATTTCATTATTCATTAGTGTTACTGTTTTCCCCGGACGCCGTGATGGTTTCCGGGGTTTTTGCTATCTTTGTTGCGAATTGGAGAAAGTTAGATTCATATTGGTTTTCCCGGCCCTGTTGCGAAATACGGCCGGGTTTTTTATCTTTGCCGTGTAGGTTGTTTGATACTCTTTCATATGACCCCGGCCCCGTTGTGAAACGTGGCCGGTTTTTCGTTTAGGCCATAAAATAGAAAATCGAATTTAAGGCCGATTTAAGCACCGTAAACGGGCCGGATGGTAAATTATACGTCTTTTGGTTTCGTGTCCATTTCCGCCGCATTTTTAAACAGGGACGGGAACGTATGGCCACAATGCCGCGTGTGGCCGTTTTTCGAATTATTAAAATTATTTTTGCTCCCATTTTCGCCAAAAGTTGCGTTTTTGGTGTTTCGGTTGAAAGCGCAACAATTTATGCCAAAAGTTTTGGAAATTAAAAATAAATGCCTATCTTTGCATTCGGATAGTTAAACACAGAATATGAAAATCAAGATTGACGATAACTTGAAAAAGGTTGCGGCGGCCATCAACTTGGACGCGGTTGATCTGAACATCTTTTCGAAATTGCTTGGCAATAAGATGGTCGTTTCCGGATTGCTTGTTGACGATCCGGAGAATTACGGATTGCCGGTCATTATGGCCACGGGGAACGCACACGTTTTCGACGTGGTTTCCGCGCTGATCGAATATCTTGGTGTTCCAGCGATGACGATGGAAACGTTCGACGCGTTTTGCGATTGTATCGTGATGGGCGATGGCGATTGCCCGGAATGTGGGGGCGAACTGAAATTCTTTGAGAATGAGGGCCGCGAATTGCACGATGGCGATTACTACGTCCCGAATTCCTTTATCCCCGAAAAGACTGTTTACAAATGCCGCGTGTGCGGTTCAACAATAAAATACGATGATTGATTATGATGCGAATTGAACAGGCGATTGCCCGCGCCAAAGAAAGGGGCGAAAAAGTGTTGAAGAAAGACATTGCCGAAAAGTTGTGGCCGGATTCCACGCCAGCGGCGCAACAGGTCAATATGACCGCGTTGTGTTCCGGCAAGACCACGAAGATCAATCCCGATTGGGTCCCGATCATCTGCAATATGACGGGATGTTCGGCTGATTTCCTTTTTGGCATTTCGAACGAATAGCGATATGGACAAAGTTACTGCAATCTTTTGGGCCGTGGTTTGGGGCATCGTCTTTGCGTTGAGCATCGCGGCGATCTTTTGGAACCCGTGTCACATTGTGACGGCCGTCATTTCCGGCGTACTGTGTGGGTTGTTCATCCACGATTACAGAAAAACGAAGAATCTTTAATTACAGGCGATACGATGAAAGAAAACACTATTGATCCCACATTGGCTGCGATGATGGCCCCGGAAGCCGAACAGGCGAAAGAACTGTTCCCCGGAATGACGGTCGAAGAAATCCGCGCCGTCTATTTCAACACGGATGCGTTACAGGAACCGGCGTACCGGTTGTATCAGTTGAATTCCGATGGATACCGGTATTACTACCGATTCGACGCCAACGGCGAACCGGAATTCTACCCGTCCGTTACCACGTTGTTGAAACAGGTAATGCCGACGCCGCCGGCGTTGTTGGACTGGATGGTTGCTAACGGCAAGGAGAATTCCACGGAGAAACGCGACATCGCGGCCGCATACGGAACGTTTATGCACGGCCAGTTCGAACAACTGATCATCAACCGGCGATACGATTTCGACAACGTGCCGGCCGTCCTGTTGGACTATATGGAGCGCGAAAACGTCCCCGAATCCCTGTTCAATCAGTGGATCATCCGGATTCGGAAAGACGTGTTGGCGTTCGCTCAATTCGTCAAGGATTACAACGTCAAGCCGCTTGCGGTTGAAATCGGTTTGGTGCATCCCGAATTCCATTACGCGGGTTGTCTTGATCTTCCGTGCGTGATGACTGATCCGAAAACGGCCAAGACGTTCACGGCCATCGTGGATTTCAAAAGCGGCCGCAAAGGATTCTTCGAAGAACACGAACTGCAATTGCATCTGTATCGGGAAATGTGGAATCACAATTACCCGAACAAGCCGATCGAGCGCGTGTTCAATTTCTCCCCGAAAGACTGGCGCAAGGCCCCGACGTACAATCTGAAAGATCAGACGGATTCCGTGAACGCGAAGAAATTGCCGTTCCTGTTGGCATTGGCGTCCATTGAGGATGAAAAGCGCGACAACACGTTGACGATCGTTCGTGGCGTACTGGATTTGGATAACGGCAAGATTGCTGATAACATCTTCACGTTGTCTTTGTCCGAACTGATCAAGACGAACGCGGAAACGAAAGAAGCCCCGAAAGAAGCGGCGGCCGCCCCGGAAAACGAAGAAGAAAAGATTCGCGCCAAAAAAGCCACAAAAGCGGCCGAATATAGAGCGCAAAAGAAAAAGACGGACGAAGATACCAAAGAAGCGGGAAAGCCCGTAAATTCGGCAAGCGCGGTAAAACAAGTTGATGATGATTTTGTGAACAATCATTTGCCGTGGGAAAAGGAATTTGGCGGGCGGCGCGGCGGTTGTTATGGGAACGGACCGGATGCGGTCGTTAAGGCGACGCCCATTGGACCGGCACCGGAACCGGCCAAATCTGACGTACAGGAAAATTTGTTGAACTTTGAAATGGAACTGTAATGACTGGAAGAATCATTCGAAACGAAGCGGGTGCGTCCGTACTGGAATTGCCCGAAATCGGCCGGTTGCGCATCGGCAAGAAACAGGCCGGCCAAAACGGCCGCGAATATCCCGTGTCTGTTGATTATTTCATCCCGGCCGGCAAGTACGCCGGGATGTTCACGGCGGCATTGGGAGAGAAGCCGCAAACCATCCAAATCATCTTTCCGGATGACAACCCGGAAAAGGTATGTAACGAACGTTACGAATACAGGGATGATAAGGGCGCATTAGTGGCCCGTGGCGATGGCCGCGTGTTCGAAATTTGGGACGGCAAGAAATACGCCCCGTATTCGGTAGAGCAATACCCAGACATTATGGATCAGATAACCGCCAAGAACCCGACGAAGCGCGGTCCGGACAATTGGGACGTGGCGTTGACGTTGCGTTTCATCGTGCCGGCCGTGCGCGGCGTTGTTGGCGTGTGGCAGTTTTCCACAAAGGGCGCGGCGTCATCCATCAAGAACATCCGCAATTCGTTCGATGGAGTACAACTGATGCGCGGGACGGTCACGCAGACGGTATTCGATCTATCCGTCCAGTTCGCCAAAAGCAACAAACCGGGCGTGAATTCCCGCTATCCTGTTGTTTCACTTGTGGCCAACGACACGCGGATCGAAGAAATCCGCAAAATGATTGCGCCGGAAAATTCAACGAAAAATTTGCTTTTGTCGGAATAGTCACTATATTTGCGCTGAACATTGACAATGGCGGTTGTCAAGCAAACGGAAAATTAGCCCGACAAAGTAGGGAACAGGCCGCCACCTGTTTTTGAAATGCCGGGCATCTTTTTTTTGAAGATGACATATAGTTTGAACATAGACCAAGAGTTCGCGATCATAAACGATTTGTCGCTGACGCAGGTTTCCACGTTGGCGGCGTTTATGACGTTGCCGATATGGTCAAACACTATTGCCATTGATGGATATGTTTGGTATCAGTATTCGGATGAACGAATGGCAGAGGATTTTCCGTTGTTGTTCGGCATTCCCAAGCGGTGTTATAAGAACATTTCGGAACTGGCCGAAATGGGCTTTGTACAACTGACGAAATTGGGCCGTGTGAAATATGTACGTTTCACGTCCCGTTGCGCGGGATGGAATAAGAGAAAAGAACAAATCCGGACCAATAGTCCGAAAACGGACCAAATGCAGTCCGAAAACGGACCGGAAATTGGTCCGAAAACGGACCGCCCTATTATAGACTATAACATTAACAACACAGACATTAATAACAAAGCCGCCGATGGCGATTTGTTCCCGCAAGAAACCGGATTTGTCCCGGTAACAGTTGTAAGGCCAAAGCGCACGGCCGAACCGTTGTGTCTGTTTGAGAATTCCCGGTATGCCGGATACGATGAATTCGAAAAACAATTCACGTCCCCGGAATTCAATGACGTTGACATCGTGTATTATTATCACGCCGTGGCGGACTGGTCCGCGCAAAAGGGAAAGAAGATGAAAGACTGGATCGCAACGGCCCGCAATTTTATCCGTTCGGATATGGAAAAAGGCAAGTTGCACCGAAAGAACCCGGCCGGCCCCGGATTGTCGGCTGATGCGATCGAATATTTGGGATTAGGAACAACCGTATGATATGGAAACAGGATTGACGATACATAAAGCGAACACGCCGGCGGAAATGCGCCGTCAGATGTTGAACGTTCCGGCCGTGATGACGGCATTGGAACCGGTCGAAAAATCCGTGTTCCTTGCATCAACGGCCAAGACCATCGCGGAATATTCCGGTCTTGAACTCTCCAACGAACTGAACAAGATATTGCGGTTCGTCGCAAAGGACGTTGGATATAGGGCCACGGATGAAAGCGAACGCGGGTATATGGTAATCCGCATTTCCGAAATCTTGAAACGGTATTACCCGAATCTGACGATGAAAGATTTTCGGATGGCGTTTGAAATGTGCATTACCGGGGAACTGGATGATTTCTTGCCGAAAGGCCGGGACGGCCAACCGGATCGCGGACACTATCAGCAATTCAACGCCGAATACGTTTGTAAGATTCTGAACGCCTACAAGATCAGACGCGCGTTCATTCTTCGCAAGGCCAACGAAGCGATGCCGAAACCGGAACGCGAACGCGACACTGATGCCGAACGGATATACGGCGAATCCATCCGAAAGGATTTGATTGACGCGTATGCCTTTTACCGGGAAAACAAGCGGATGCCGGCGATTTCTGCCATCGCGGAAATGTTGTTCTATAAGATGTTGTCGGACGCGGGACTGGCCACGGAAATCGTGGTCACGAAAGAGGATCAACAAATCATTCTTCAACGCGCGTTGAACGATTTTTCCCGGTTTGGGATGATCGGCGATGTGCGAAGATTGCAACAGGCCGGCCCGGATGCGCCGGAACTCCAACACGGCGCGTTGACATTGGCCCGCAAAAAGGCGTTGGAAGCGGCGTTCAAGCGGATGGATGAACAGAATGTTGAATTGTCTAACTACATCAGAACCGAATGATGGAACAGAAATTAACAATTAACTGCGTCATCGGCATTGATCCGGGCGCGAACGGCGGGATCGCCGTGTTCATTCTTGACGGCCCGGTAAAGGTTGCCAAGATGCCGAAAGACATAACCGATTTACAGGCGTTTTTGAACTATTACGCCGAAAACTACAAACCGATCGTCTTTCTTGAAAAGTTGTCCGTTCGCCCGGATGACGTCAAGGTTGATGACGGCCGGGCCGCGATGGGAAAGATGTTCCGGATTCAGAAGATGATGGAGAATTTCGCCCAATTGAAAGCGGTTATCGAAATGTCGTGTGTTCCGTATGTACTGGTTCATCCGATGACGTGGCAAACGAAATTGGGTTTGAGGATTCGCGGAAGCCAAGAAGAAAAGGCGGATCGCAAACGCCGGTACAGGGACCACGCGGCGCGTCTGTATCCGGCCGTGAATGTTGCGTTGTGGAATTCCGACGCGTTGTTACTTATGCACTTTGGCCGTTGGGCTTTGGTCAATGATACAAAGTGGGTCAAAGAACAGTTGCCGCCCCGTGAATTTGAAAAATTGTTTTAGTATGAAAGCGAAGATTACAATTGTTATGACCGGATTACTTGCGGGAATGCTCTTTTAAGTATGAACAATGATAATGCGTGAGTAAGGGACGAACAAAATGGGGGTACAAATGAAAAAGATTTACATTCAGTATCAAGAACCGATAACGGAAGATCGTGCCGTAATTCTTGCGGCAACGGCGTTGAAAACCGGACAACGAACCGGTTTGGTTACTTTTGTGGATGGTTGCGCGGTCGAATTTTCGGGCCGTTCCAAAAACCTTTCAATGACTGTATTTTACTTTGCTCACAAGAAGAAATGACATATTATGCCAACCAAGATTTTCACAACCATCGGCGGCAATTGCCCGTTCGGACGCAAATGCGCCGTTGATTCGACCGAATGTCGGAAATGCGAATGGTTCTATCGGACCGGTACGGCAACGTTCTTTTGGTGTCGGCATCCGGAAACGCCGGAAATGGAAAGCGAAGCCAAGAAATTGGAACGGAAACGGGCCGAACTGGAACGGAAATCGCCGGAAATGGAACAGGGCAAGCGGAAACGCGGCCGGCCGCCGGGGAAATCAACAAATCCCGTAATGCCAAAGCGCAAGCGCGGATCAATCGCCAAAAAGGGCAAAGAACGCCCGATTAAGACCATCAAACAATCTGTCAAGTAAAATGTATATGGACAATCTAAATGCCCCGCAAATCGAAAATTTGCAAGAAATAACGCCGGAACAGGCGGCCGAATACGTCCGGTTCGTTGCGACGATGCGACACAATCAACGGCGTTACTTTGCAACGCGCAATACTGACGTGTTGGAACTCTCTAAGCGGATGGAAAAGGAGTTGGACGAACTCAATGCCCGATTACTGGACCCGCAACCAAAATTGTTCTGATGGACAAAAAGAGTTGTGGCCGTTGTCAATGTTTGGGTACAATGAGAACCCGAAACGGTACGAAAGATTGTTGTAACTGGTTTTGTACACCGAAACCATTGGAAGATGTCATTTGCGGGCGGGAACAACACGGATACGGGGAATTGGTCTTGCCGCGATTAAAAGGGGAAAAATTTGATCCGAATTTATGAACGTTGATGCTTACATCGCCCGCGATCCGGCCGGAACGTGCCGGGTATTCGTCAAGCGGGACAAATACAAACATTGGTTCGAATTGGGCCAACACGCCGGCACGGACGCCGCGTTTGAACGGGCGTTGGCCGCCGGCAAAGTATGTTGGAATCCCAAGATTGTGGACCGGTCAAAACTTTTTTGAAAAAATTTTGTTGTTTCTTTTGGTATTTAAAAAAATATCCTTATATTTGCATTGGGTTTGATAGACAACCCGACGGCCCGGGCCGGTTCCCGGAACACAAAAAGATGAAGAAAATGAAAAAAGTATTTGTTGGTAAAGAGGAGAGAATCAACGGAGTGTGGTATCCTGTTAGTGTAAGGGCGGAATCAGTGGAGGAAGCGAACGGCAAATTATACAAAGGGCAGCATAAGAGTTACGGAGTTGTCGAAGATGTTCGCGGAAGATGGGAAATTGACGATTAAGGAACTTGCCCCGTGGTGCAACGGCTAACACATCGGATTTTGGTTCCGACGATGCACGTTCGATTCGTGCCGGGGCAACAAAAGCGGTCATCACCCGCAAAATAAATATTAAACATTATCGTTACGGGGCCGGAACGCAGGGATGCGCAAAAGGCCCAAACAAACCCCCGTGGTGTAACGGTAGCCACGATTGACTCAAAATCAATTGCCGTAACGGCGTGTCGGTTCGATTCCGACCGGGGGTACAAAATGCGGACGTGGATGTAATTGGTAAACACCATCCCAGCCGGGGATGCCACGAATAGGGATAATTTGAATAAGTGGGCGGAAATAATGCGCATATTTCCTGTTGCGGGTTCGAACCCCGCCGACCGCACAAACTTTAATTAAGCGATACGATATGTACATCAAAAGACTTGAATTGCTGAATTTCCAAGTGATTGAGAAATTCGAAGCCGATTTCGACGGCAACGTGTATTTCATTACCGGGGACAATGAGTTAGGCAAATCAACGTTGTTGAAAGCCATTGGCGCACTGTTGACCGGGGATCGGGATGCCGTCTTACGCAACGGCGCGTCAAAGGGATTCGCCAAGATGATTGTCGGCGATGACGGCGAAGAATTCGACGTGTCCCTGTCTTTCACGGAGAACAACCCGCGCGGCACGATGACGATTCGTCAGAAATCAACCGGGATGCAAACAAACAACGTTTCGATGTTGTCCCGCATCTTTGGGTATCAAGATTTCGACGCCGTGGAATTCTCCCGGTGGTCCGAAACGGCGGAGGGCCGGCGCAAACAGATCGCCGTTGTCAAATCACTTTTGGCCCCGGCCGTCCGGGAACGGATCGAAGCCATTGACACGGAGGTTGCCGGGCTGAAAAACGAACGTGCCGGCGTGAACCGCGACGTCAAGACTTTCGACACGTTGGTTGCGCAACTGGCCGCGCAACTGGAACCCGGCGATGAAACCAAGTTCGCCGCGCCCATCAACGTCAAAGACTTGATGGAAAAACAGGCCACGAACGCACAACTGATCGAAAAGGCCAAGACGGTCCGGGCCGCGCTTGCTCAACGCACGGAGCAGTTGGCCGCAATCCCGGCGGACATCAAAGCGGAAAACGACCGCTACGATTGTGTGTTGTCAACGATTGACAATCGCGTTAAAGAAGCGAAAATCGCATACGAAAAGGCCGTCGCGGCCGCCGAAATTGACAGAAAGTTAAAAGCGGAAGAACACGCCGCCGCACTTGTTGAAATTGACGCCCGCAAGAAAGACATCGAAACCCGCAAGAAGAACGCGGAAGATTGGTTGGCCAAGTACGAAGCGAACAACCCGGAAAACTCCAACATCCCCGAACAACTGGAAAAGGCCGACGCCCACAACAAGCGATACAACCTTGTTTGTCAGTACAACGAAAAGAAAGCCCAATTCGACCAAATCAAGAAGCAATCCGAACAGATGGACGCCCGGATTGATCAGTTGGGAAAGGAGCGCGAACAACTGATCGCCACGGCCAAGTTGCCGATTGACGGCCTTACGTTCACGGATGACGGGTTGGAACTGAACGGCGTTCCGTTCACGCCCGGCAAAGTGTCCGATTCGCAGATTATGGAAATCTCGGCCAAGTTGGTCATCGCTTCCAATCCGACGGTCAAGGTGTTCCGCATCGCACGCGGCGAATCGCTTGGCGCAAAGCGGTTGCAGACCATCGTCGAAATCGCCAAGAAGAACGGATTTCAAGGCTTTATCGAACAGGTCCAGCGCGGGCAGACGGAAATGCAGGTCGAAGAATATACCGAAAAATAACCATCAGCACCGGGGCGGTTCGCCCGTCCCGGTTTCTTCAATATGAAAAAGGAAATCCAACAAAAAATTGCATCGTGCAAGGCGTTACAGGGCAAGACGATTTCGGACGTCTGCAATACTAACGAATTCTTACAAAACATTGCCGCGTATATGGATGCGCAAAAGACGGACCGCAAGGCGATCCAAGCATCTTATCAAGCGATGCGCAAGATGGGCGGCGCAAAGGGATTCAAATTGCCGGCACATCCGATTGACCGCGTAATTGACTTGACGGCCGAACAGTTCCGGGATGAATTTTGTTCCTGTATCGCCGCCACGAACCCGCGTCCAAGCGCACAACGCGAATACATCTTGCAACTTGGGATGCAAGCATACAACTTGACCGTCGGTCAATTCGTGGTCAAGGAATTCCCCGAACTAAAAGGCGTTATCTTTCCAACAACCAAACAATCGTAATTATGGCACTATTTTTCAAACGCGCTAATCAGCGCAACGAAGCCGAAACCCGCGAATCGAAGCGGCGCAAGATCATTGCGGCATTGATGGCCGGCCGCCATCTGTCAGTGTACAACGGCAAAGAATTCAAGTGTTCAGAAATGCACACGGAATTCTGCAAGATTCGCCGGAAGATTGCCGACCGGAAGATTACCGGTTTTGTGATGTGCGACGTGTGGCGCACGAACAAAGATGGCGTCCTGTACAAAGAATACTGGTTCGAACGTGAAAACGGATAGGATCAGCGAAACGGGGATGATCGGCGAAGATGGCCGCTTGCGGTTGCCGATGGACCGGTTGTCCCCGTATTTCCAAGCCCACAAAGGGATGCGCGTGGTGGTCCAGTTCGAAGCGAACGCGCCCAAATCCACTGCGGCCCAACAGGCGTACTACTACAACTACATCGTTCCGACGATCCAACAGGCGTTGAGGGAAAAAGGGGATCGAAAGAGAGAGGACGCAACAGACCGATTCTTGATTTCTCAATACCCCGGCGATTTCCACGCAGACCCCGGCGAATACATCACGACTGGACGTCAGTTGAACCAAACGCAGATGTTCGATTTCTTGGAATGGTTGAAGCAATATGCCGCCGAATGGCTACACGTTTACATAGATGACCCGCGAACAATTTAACAAACAAACAATATGCGCAAGATCAATGAAGATGATTTCGTGTCTTACACGATTATTGGAAGCGGTTGGACCTTAACCGTTCCGACGTTAAAAAAGGCGTTGAAGCAATGGGATGAAATTTCACGCGGCACGTTGTATGGCAACAAGCCCAACGGCGATCGCGCCGTGATAGATTCCCGCGAACCCGCAAACTGATCCGTTATGTACACAATCAATGACGTTCTTTTCTTCGATACGGAATCAACAGGCGTTCCGGATCGTGGCGCGCGGTGGGATGCTGATTTCGCCGATTTTCCGCACATCGTTCAACTTGCTTGGATGATCCGGGGAAAGACCGAATCGCATATCATCCGGCCGGATGGATGGGAAATTCCGGAAGAAGCAACCGCCATCCACGGAATAACCACGGAATATGCGTTGGAACACGGCGAAGAATTCGCCGCCGTCGTGGATATGTTCATAAACGATTGCCACGAAGCCGCGTTGATTTGCGGCCACAACATCTATTTCGACACATCGCTGATCAAGGCAAACATTTTGCGTGAACTTGGCCGCGAATACTACGACGGCAACGACGTTGAATTCGCGTTGGACAAAAGCAAGAGGATTGACACGATGCGCTCCACGATGAAATGGGTTGACGCCCGGATGGCAAACGGCCGGTTGAAATTGCCGCGACTGGAAGAATTGTTCGCGCGTTGTTTCCCCGGCGAATCGTTCCCGGCGCACGATGCGTTGGAAGATGTCAAGGCCGTTGCCCGTTGTCTGCCGGTCCTGTTGGAACAGGGGTTTGTCGAACTCAAAGTAAAAGAATACACGGATGACGCGCCGCAACCCGCCGCCCCGTCAGAACAGGCCGCCAAGATCGCGGCAAGCGCGGCAAAGGCGTTCGGCGTCCCGGAAAAGGCCGGAAACGGGCCTATTTTGCCCGCGAACGGAGAAAACGATAAATCACACGTCCAAGCGGAGAACGCCCCGGAAATCGAAAATCCCGGCAAAATAAACCCGGCCGTGGCCGATCTGTTGGACCAAAACGAATTTTAACGATGAATGTAAAAATCAAAGAATTTGAGAAGCGCGTCATTGACGCGGTTTCTGACTTGCGCGACTTGTTGGGCGCAATGCGTGTTGATGTTTCGATAAGCATTGACAAATACGAAAGTGAATGCCGGACCGATGTTAAATTTCTCACGACATCGAGGCGGGAACAGATTGCGGAACGGCCTGTTCACGGGTGCGGTGGTTGTAAGTGCGATTAAAAACAAAACGATATGGCAAAAACACTTGAATTTAACAACACGCCGGCATTCACGCGCGAATGTGTGAATAACTGGTTGGCACACGCCAAGAAAGACGCCAAGACGTCCCCGGTGCAAATTGCATTGTTGGAAGATGTCTTGAAACTGATTGACGTTGCCGTGTCTGTACTGGAACCCGGGCCGGCGGAACCGGCAAAGAAATAACACAAAAGAACAATGGAAGAAAAATTGCAAAGCATTCCGACGGAAAAGGATTTCAACCTGTCGAAAGTTAAGTTGTTGCCGAAAGGCGGCATCCAAGCCGAATATCAAGTAACACAGATTGTCGGCGGCGAACCGTCCGTACTGGACCGCAACGAAACGTGTTCACGCGACGTACACCCCGATATGACCAAGATGTTCCAAGACTTGCGGATCATCGTGGCCCGCGTGTTCAACATTACGTCGTTCTTGACGTTGATGGAATCCGACGAAATGAAATTGCCGGAATCCAAGAAGATGATCGCCCGTAATTACGCCGACGAACTGATTTCGAAGATTGAGGTACGCGGCGTATCGTGGTCCGGGTCCGATGAAAATACCGGCGTGATCATCACGGCCGTATTCGAAACGCCGAATGGGCTGAAAACGTGCATCAACACGCCGCGAATCAAGATGGCGCAAATTTCTTTTGGCTTTGAAGAAGAATTGGAAACGATTGTCGAAGCCATCAAGAAAGAGGTTTACGCGTATCTGTTCAAGGGCAAACAGGCCCAATTGTCGTTGTTCGGCGAAGAACAGGAGCCGGCCCCCGATGGCGTCGATGACGGTGTAACCGATTTGCCGGAAATGTAGTATGGCCCCGATTGTGATTGATACCCGCGAATGTTACGATTACGCCCGCCAACGCGGATACGAACCGTTGATTGATCGCCGTTTCGCGGTTGAAATCAATTTGCGGGTATCCATCCAACGGGCAATGTTCGGGACTGGACACACCCCGGAAGAAAACGAAAAGTTCTATCGTTGGTGTTGGGACCATTACCCGCACATTTGTTCGGAAACGATGCGGCCGTTGAATCACTATTCGGCAACGTTCATTTCCCACATATTGACACGCGGCGCACACCCGGAAATGGCGCACGATCCGCGCAACGTCAACATCCTTTGTTTCGAAATGCACGACCGATGGGAAAACGGCAATCGTTCCAATATGCGGATATACGCCGCGAATATGCTTACAATCGAACAACTGAAAAAAGAGTATGGCAAAATCAATCACAATTACCCCGTTGAAAACGGGCGGTTCCCGGTTTCTGATGCGGAATTTTAAGGGCGGCGTTTGGGGTTGCGAAGATGCGAACGCGGTTGGGGAGTGCATCGAAGCCGCGATTTGGCCGTTGATTCAATCGCCGTTAAAGAACCGCAAGAAGATCACGATAACGATTTCCAATGAGTAAACCCGACTACTTGGAATTATCCCGTCGGTCTGTCCGTCGGGATTTCGCCAAAGCGAATTTTGTCCGGAACGGACGCGCGCCGAAAGTTCCACACACGCGAAACACGCGCAGAATCGTAGAACTGGCCCCGTGGTGCGAATACTACAAATTGCGCCGGTTCTTTGTTGGCAAGTTGGTCCGGATTCTTCGCCCGGCAAGCGCGGGCGGCTATTGGGTTTCATTTCTAAATGACAGGGACCGCGATGCGCTGAACAAGGCCGGCCAATGGAACGATCAGAAATGCGAATATTTGCTATATGGCGTTCGATTCGATGAATAAAAAACGATAAAAAACGAAAAAAATCACAAAAATTTATAGTTATGAACAAAGTATTCTTGAAAGGCAACGTCGGGAAAAACCCCGAAATTACCCGCTTTGAAAACGGCGGGATGGTTGCACAATTCACGTTGGCCACGACCGAACGGGGATACACGACCCGCGACGGAAAGGAAATTCCCGATCAGACAGAGTGGCATAACATCGTTGTCCGCAAAAGCGGCCTTGCCGGTGTATGCGAACAATACGTCAAAAAGGGAACGCCGCTTCTTCTTGCTGGAAAGATCAAGACCCGGACGTATGAGGACGCAAGCGGACAGACGCGATTCATTACGGAAATCCACGTCGAAGAAATGGAACTGTTGGGCGGAAAAAAGGCGGACGCGGCCCCGGCTCCGACGCCCGAATATTCGCCCGGCGGATATAACGGCCCCGATATGGACGTTTAAGCCCGATCGTTATGCAAATCGAACGCAAAGATTTCAACCCGGACCAACACGACGTTTACAAGGCGTTGACGGTCAAACAACCTTACGCGGACTTTCTGACGCGTGTTGCGTTCCGGGATGAATCGGGCGAATATCACGCCGAAAAGACCATTGAGGTACGGACGCGAAACATCAACTATCGTGGCGATCTGTTGATTTGTTCGTCTGCGAAACCTGTCATACCGGGCCGCGAATCCGGCGTCACTTGCGGATTCGTGGAGTTGTACGGCGTCAAGCCCGTGGAAGAATTCACGCCGGCCGATTGGGCCGCGACTTGCATACCGGAAAACGAACGCCCGCGCAAGGGTTTCGGGTGGCTTATGCGAAACCCGCGCCGCGTCGTGGAAATGCCGATCAAAGGCCAATTAGGTTTGTACAACATCATCGTTCCGAAAGGGGACATCACAGAATATCCGCGCGAAATGCAAATCGGAACGGATGGTTGGAATATCATTCAACGCAAAATCAAAAAGTAATGGACCACAAAGATTACTGGAAACAAAAGTTGACGCCGTTTGATACGGAATTGGCCAAGATGGTTGCATCGTTGACCGGGATGCCGTGCGAACTGAAAAACGGCGGCGATCATTTCTTCTTCGAAGCCGATTACAGTGGGAACAACGATCCGGATTACATCGCCGCAATTATGGCGGCCGTTGAGGGCCGGACCGGGGACCGGTTGATCGAAATGTCTGATGATCCGGACCGGATGGCGGTTTACATCCGCGTCAAGTTCGCCAAATCCGAATACGCCGATTTCGTGCCGGTGCATACTGACGGACAGGCGGCCGCAAGACCCGGCGGCGTGTACTGCAAGAGGATGGAAGAAATACGGGCCATACAGGTCAAGCGCACCAACGAAAAGGAACTGAAACAGTTTGTCGGAAACGGCGTGTTGGTCATTGAACGTAAATTGGGCGGAAAGGCGTGGTTTGAATTCGTGAGTGGTGGCGCGATTTCCCGTGCAATTGAAAATTCATACATCGTTTACCGTGGGCCGAAATGTTTTGAAATCATCCATCAAGCACAATTCGAAGCGGAATACGAATCGAAATGAAAAGCGGGATCAAAGCCGGAAGAAACATAAAGACCGGCCGTTATCTTCCCGGGCATAAACCGCACAATGCCGGCAAAAGTTGGGATGAATGGATGCCGGAAAAAAGCCGGGCGTTGGTGTTGGAGATCGGGCGCAAGAATTTAAGGCCGAATCCGAACGGCGGCGGACGCAACAAACGACCAATCGTTGCCATTAACGAAAAAGGCGTACACAAGTATTGCGAAAGCGCGACAAAGGCGGCTGAAATATTGCATCTTCTTCGACGGAGCATAACGGCGTGTTGTCAAGGGCGGCGGAAGAAATACGGCGGTTTATACTGGTTCTATTTCGATTCGCCCGAATGGCCAAAGTTCGCCAAACAGAAACAAGAAGAAGCCGCGAAAGCGGAAATGTTTAACCAATAAATTCAAATCATTATGGAAATTATCAAAGGCATCTTTTCGGAAGATTTTTGGTACATCGCCCCGTTACTGATGGCGGCAACCGTATCATTGGCCGGCGTCATCAACGGCGCATTCAAGATCGTGAAAGGTATGTGGCCGCAACTGGTCGCGTGGGCCGTCGGCGCAATCCTTTCCGTCATCGCGTGGGCCTTGCAACTGATCCAGTTCGGCGAACCGGTTTGGTTGGGTGTCGTGATGTTGGCAATCGTCGTGGGATTATCCAGTAACGGCGTGTATGATATTCCGACCATCAAGGCGTTTGTAGATCAATGGTTCCATCGTGGAATCAGTAAGAATGCAAAGAAATGACGGTCTTTGTTGACAAAACGCAATTCATTCTGTTCCCGGCGTTGGGCCTTGTCCGCGATGCCGGGAACATCTGTATAACAATTGCTTTCCTTTGGTACGGAATATCTTTCAAATTGTTCCGAATCCAACAAAATGATTAACTTTGCAAAAAATACATTGAGTTATGGCAAAAGATAAAGGGACAATCAAGGCCGAACCCAAGAAAAAAGGCCGGAAACCCCAATGGACTGATGCAAAGGTCGAAATAATGTGCGCGGCCATTGCAGACGGAAAAAGTTACAAAGACGCATTTACCGCCGCAAGGGTTGGAAAAACCGCCTTTTATGCGCATTTGAAAGACGACGCGGATTTTTCGGAGCGTGTTAAAAAGGCCGAACAGGAATACCAAGATTGGTACGATTCCCAATTGGTCGTTGACTGCAAGCGTTCGTTGATTGATTTGGTGCGCGGGTTTGAATACGACGAAACAACGACGGAAAAAGTGCCGGGCCGGGACGGCAAGGGAACAATAACGAAAACCAAGGTTGTACACAAACGCGTTATGCCGAATCCAACGGCCATTATCTTTGCGTTGTGCAACCGTGACCCGGAACATTGGCAAAACCGCGTGAACAACGAATTGTCGGGCAAGGTTGAAACCGAAAGCAAAACAATCGTTTCGTTAAAGAACGTACCGGACGATTTGTTGGCGCAAGTTCTTGAAGCCATTAAAGCCAAATAAAATGTTGGATGGTCTTGCAATGTTGGCGTGGGCAATCCGCCATTTGTTTGACAGGAAAGACAAATAACGATGGCGGGATTTGGGAAAACGGACGGGCCGCAAGACCCAAACGAAGATGTTATAATTATACATCTTGGCCACTTGACGGACGCGCAATTTGAAGCGGTGCAAAAATCCGTTATTGCATTTATGAACGCAAGATGGCCGAATTTGTCAAAAATCGGGATTGACAGTTAGAAATGGATTTGGACGCGATGCAAATAACCCGGATGTTGACCGAACACCCGGAATTGTTTTTACAGGAGGGCGCACGACGTAACCTTTTGTGGTTTGCCGAATATATGGACCCTAAATTTGACCCGTCGCCGTTCCACGTCGCATATTATCGGGTTTTGGACCTGTTCGCCAAACGGAAGATCAAGAAATTGATCATACAGGCCCCGCCGCAACACGGAAAGGCATTGCGCGTTGATACGCCAGTGCTGACAACGCAAGGTTGGAAAAGGCACAAAGATTTGCGGCCGGGGGATTTCGTATTTGGCGAGGACGGAAAACCGAAGCGCGTGATATGGAATAGCGGCGCGTATGATTGCGAATCGCAGAATGTGAATTTTGCCGATGATTTCAGCATAATTGCGGCTCGGCAACACGAATGGGTAATATACGCAGACCACGATGACCGTAAGGGGAGAATCCGCGAAATCGTGGAGACGCAGAACATATTCGCCCGTCGGAACAGGCGCGCCCCGTTTATCCCCGCCGATGCGGTTATAGAAATGCCCGAAAGGGAATTGCCTATTGACCCGTATTTGTTGGGGGTTTGGCTCGGCGATGGGAATTCTTATGACAAGTGGATTACTTGCGGCGCGGAAGATATTGAGCATTTGCGGCCGATTGCAAAGGCGATAAAGGGAGATAGAAAGGCATATCGCGTACATTTGCGCGGGTTGGAAACATCGGAATTGCGCAAGTTGGGCGTTTTGTTCAATAAGCACATACCGATTTTGTATTTGCTTGCATCGGTTGAGCAACGGCGCGAATTGTTGCGCGGGCTGATGGACACGGACGGATGCGCAAACACGCGCGGGACGTGCGAATTCTCCCAAAAGGCGGGGCAATTGGCCAACGATGTATTTGTCCTGTTGCGTACATTGGGATATAAGCCGACGCGGCACACATACGCCGCAAAGTTTTATGGAAAAGATTGTGGCGAGAAAGTAAGAATTTGTTTCAACCCGGACAAGGGGAATTCAGTATTCAAGATTGAGCGCAAGCAAACGCGCATTGACAACAAGCCGAGAGCGGACAGGGCCGAAAAAAAACGATTCTTCATTGATTCCGTTTCTGATGCCGGGACGCAAAAGGTAAATTGCATTGAAGTTGAGGGTGGAATATATCTTGTCGGGGTCGAACTTGTGCCGACGCATAATTCGCAAGGTTCAAGCCGGTTTCTTCCGGCCGATATGTTGGGGTTGTATCCCGATTTGAAGATGTGCATCTGTTCGTATGCGGCCACGATTGCAAAGGATTTCAACCGGGACGTACAACGGCTGATTGATTCAGACGAATATCGGGCCGTGTTCCCGGACACGCAATTGAACGGGTCGAATGTAGTGACCGTTGCAAGCAATTATCTTCGAAATTCTGACGTGTTCGAAATCGTCAATCACAAAGGATCGTTGCGCGTCGTGGGCCGTGGCGGTTCGCTTACATCCAAGACGGTTGACGTGATGATTTACGATGACTTGTACAAGGATTCGAAAGAAGCGAATAGCCCCGTTGTTCGTGCCGTTGCGTGGGACTGGTTCACAAAGGTTGCAAAGACCCGTTTGCATAACGATTCACAGGAACTAATCGTTTTCACGCGTTGGCATCCCGACGATATTATTGGAAAGATCATCGAAACAGAAAAGGTTATTTTCGTCGAAAAGTGGAGTGACTTTGACAACATCCCGGCCGGCGCGTGGGTATTGGTCAATTTCGAAGCCATAAAGACCGGAAACGCCACGGAAATAGACCCGCGCGAAGCCGGTTCCCCGTTATGGGGCAAGCGGCATTCTTTGGCCCGCTTACTGGAACAAAAGCAATTGGACCCGTTGGGTTTTCAATGCCTATACCAAGGCAATCCGGGGGACGCGACGGCGTATTTGTACCAACCGTTCAAAACGTGGGTTGAGAAATCCGAATTCGGAACGTATATCCGTTCGGGTTGTTACGTTGATGTTGCGGATCAAGGCGATGATTTTTTGTTCGGGGCAACGTATGACGTGTACAAATCGGACAATCAGATTTGGAACGAAAACAAACATCGGTACGAACCGTTGTTGTTCGCGCTGATCACAGACATAGAATATACTGACGAATCCACTGACGTAACCACCGTGACCGTTCCCCGGATGATCAACACAAATGGAACGCAAAAGGCGTGGATCGAATCGAACAATGGCGGTTCGCAGTTCGAAAAAGTCATCAAGAAGAAAGTACGGGCGTTGACCGTCCCGTTCTATCAGAGTGACAATAAAGAATCGCGCATCGTAACGAATGCCCCGTTCGTCAATCAGCATATTATTATGCCGTTCGGGTGGGAAACGCGCTTTCCAAAGTTCCACGAACACATTACGTCGTTCTTGCGCAACTTTGACGCGAACGCGCACGATGACGATGCCGATGGATTGACCGGCATATACGAAAAGGAAATTGCAGACGGCAACACACGTCCGTACAACGCCGCAAGCCGTGGCGTAAAAGTCCATTGACGCAAAGAAATGGGGCTATTTTGGGCGCGAAAGCGAAAGACGATAAATGATACCAATTTTGTTTTCGCGCTCATTTTACGCGATTTATCGAAAAAATAAATATATTTGCAGACGAAAGCGGCAAAGGGTCAGCCGTTCAAAGCATAACAACAATTAAAACATTCTGCACTATGTCACTTATTTGTCAATGCCCGGCCGCAACCGCAATTTCGACGATCCCGAACGTCACTTGCCCGGAAAATTTCGGCCAAATTCAGAAAGTTGCGTTCCAACGTTTGCGTCAAGCCGACGGAACGCGTAACGCGATGGCAGGAAGCGGAACCCCGCTTGCCCCGACTATTACCAAACTTGCAACGTGGACCGCACTGTTGGCCGCCGCCAACGGCACGAAGATCGTGGTTTCTCCTTACATCAACGCCCCGGCCGATTCCGGCGGCGATGCCCGTATGACGTCCGGCGGCAACGATGATCTTGGCGGAATTGCGCAAGTTCTTGGCGGCAATCCCGTCCAGTTCGACGGTTCGTTGCGCGGCGTTCCTCAATCCGTCATCAAGACGATGAAAGAATTGATGTGCGAAGCCGCCGCCGGCAATCTTGGTGTTTACCTGTTCGACGAGAACGGCAAAATCGAAGCAATCCAAGACCCGACCACGCCGACCACCTACTATCCGATTCCCATTCGTTCCCTGTTCATCGGGTCGAAGATTCACGGGAATTTCGACGCCAAAGATTCCAACGCGATTCAATGGCAGTATCCCGACAACTATTCGGACAACCTTGCGATCGTCACGCCCGACGATTTCAACCCGTTGACCGATTTAATCTCCGCCTAATATGAACGCCAAAACGACCACGGTAACGTTGGTTGCAAACGGCGTTACCCAACAATTTGAGTTGGCCCACGCAGAACGCATTTTGCGTATGCGAAACAACGGCGGATGGGCTTTGCCGAAAGATTCTAAATTCGAATTCGTTGACAATGGGATACGACGTCGGACAGATACGAAAGAAGATCGCGGAAAATAAGATGTCCGCGGTTTTGGGCCGTGCGAAACTGCATCAGATGCGCATAAAGTTCCACACGGTCAAACGCGTTACGTCTTTCAATGCACCGTATATTTCTTTGCCATTGACCCAATTTTTGGCAATGGTCGAAAATATCTTGCCGCACGACAAATTCGTTTTGTTCAAAGCATTGTTCCGTTACCCCATTAAAACCAATGAGGTAACGGACGTTTGCTTTGATAAGTTAAGCCGCATATTCGATGGCCGAAATCCGGCGTTCAACTACCAATTTGTCACGTCCCAACAACGCGACGATTGGGAGCAATACCGGCTGAACAAGTTGCACGAACCCGACGTTTGGTCAACGAAAGGATGGGAATTTTTCAAATCCGAAATCAATTCCGTTCTGATCGTTGATGTTGCACGGGAACAGACAACCCCGCTTCCGGAACCGTATTTTTATTGGCTTCCGATTGATGACGTGATCACATATAAGGCCGACCCGACCACGGGCCAAATGGACTTTATTGTGTTCCGCCGCCGCGACGAAATCGTTGTACTGGATGATGAAACGTACCGTGTATGGGATGACACGAAGCACACCGGCAACATTGACGGCGTGCCGAAAGTGGAAGCCCGGCACGATTTGGGCTATTGCCCGGCGCGATTCTTTTGGAACGAACCGATTTCGTTGGATGAACCGGACGTAAAGGCGTCCCCGTTGTCCGGGGAACTGGAATCGTTGGACTGGTTCGCATTCTTCCACATTTCCAAACGTCAGTTGGATTTGATGGGCGCATACCCGATTCTTTCCGGGTACGAACAAAGTTGCGATTTCACGAACGCGGAAAATGGCGATTACTGCGATGGCGGTTTCTTGCGTGACAAGCAAGGCCGTTACCGGTTGGATATGGCCGGGTTGTTGTTGCGTTGCCCCAAATGTGGCAACAAACGCATCGTCGGCGCGGGATCATTCGTTGAAATCCCCGTGCCGAATGCTGACGAAAACCAACCCGACTTGCGCAATCCGGTCCAAATTCTCAAAGTGGACCGGGATTCTTTGGATTACAACGTTGATGAACAAAAGCGGTTGCGCGAAGAAATCATCACGGCCGTTGTTGGTCAAGATGAAATCGTAACAGATCGTGATGCGTTCAACGAACAACAGGTCCGCGCCAACTTTGAATCCGTTACCACGGTTCTTAACCGCGTCAAAAAGGGATTCGAAGCGGCCCAACAATGGGTTGACGAAACGGTATGCCGGTTGCGTTACGGCCGGTATTTCATTTCGGCCAACATCAGTTATGGAACTGAATTCTTCCTGTATTCCGCCGATGAATTGCGCAAACAATATCAAGCGGCCAAAGAATCCGGCGCGCCGGAATCCGAATTGGATATGATGTTGAACAGGATTATCGAAACCCAATATCGGAACGATCCGATGATGTTGCGTCGAATGATGCTTTTGTCGGAACTGGAGCCGTACCGGCATTTGTCCCGTGTTGAGGTTACGGAAATGTTTGATAAAAATATCGTATCCGAACAAGATTTGCGGATAAAACTGAATTTTCCTAATTTTGTGCGACGATTCGAACGCGAAAACACCAACATTTTGGACTTTGGCGAAGCGATACCGTACCAACGAAAGATTGAAACCATTACGGCCGAATTCCGGCGTTATGCCGATGAACAGAAACCGGAACCGGCCCAAGTTTAACCAAATATCAAAGGGCTTATGATTACAAAAGACGGGCGCGACACGCCCATTGACAAGATTACGCCGGACAACTACATTGTCCCGAAAGGCGAAGAAATGAGTTATCACGCCGTGATTGAGGTTGTCCAATACGACGCCAAGACCGGCAAGAAACTTTCCAAGCCGCGCATCCAAAAGTTCGGCAAAAAGATGTTTGAATCCAGTGTACAGGCCAGTTTGCGGAAACAAGGTTACACCGTGACCATTTTGCACGACCCGAACCAATGGATCGCCGAACAAAAGAAACTGGCGGCCGAAAAGGCGAAAGCCGACGCGGAAGCCAAAGCAAAGGCGGAACAGGAGAGGTTTGACGCCGCCGTGGACGCCGCCGTTGAAAGACGGCTTGCGGCCCGCGAAAAAGGCGAAAAGACCGATTCCGAATCCAAGCCCGGCCGTCGCGCCAAAAAGGATGAATAATACCAGTGGGGTAATACAGAAAAAGACAACAACCAAAAATTCAAAGGGAAAGAATTATGGCACTTACTACCGAATTACTGAACGCCAACGCCGCGACTACCGGCTTGACGGACGATCAAAAGGCCGCGATCGTCGAAATGTCCAAGAACGATGAACAATCGGTCATCGGACAAAAGACCGGCGAAATTTATGGCGGGTTGGACGCGGACATCTTGGCCGCATCCTGCATCGCCAAGAACGGAACCGAAAAGACGTATGATTACGCCAAACGGGTTATTGGCGAAATCAAAGGCCAAGCGGGCAACGCCGCCGAACTGCAAACAAAATTGACCGAATCGGAAAAGGAGGTTTCCCGGCTCAACGGGATCATCGCAAAGGGCGGCGCGGACGCGGAGACCAAAAAGCAACTTGAACAAGCAAGGGCGGATTTGGCCAACGTGACCAAAGATTATACCGCGTTGAAAGCCGATTTCGACAAGGCGAATGCCGAACACGAAAAGGCGATGTTTGACGCGAAGATTTCCGGCGAATTTGCGAAAGCGACCGCCGGCATCAAGTTCAAGGCAGATTTGCCCGCATCTGTCACGACCGTTCTGTTGGAACAGGCCGTCGCAAAGGTCAAGGGGATGAACCCCGAATACATTGACGATGGCAAGGGCGGAAAGGTCTTGGCGTTTATGGTAAACGGTGCGCCGATGCGCAACGCCGAAAACAACTTGAATCCGTTTACTGCATCCGAACTGGTTGCCCGTGAACTCCAAACGATGGGTGTTTTGGAAACGGGCCGCACACAGACGGGCGCGGGGACGCAAGGCGGCAAGACAACCACCGGCGGCGGGTCCGGAACCGTGGACGTTTCCGGAGCAAAGACCCAAGACGAAGCCCACGAAATCATTGCGAAAGCATTGATGGCGCAAGGCAAGGTCAACGGATCGAAAGAGTTTGCGGATGCGATGGCCGCCGCGTGGAAAGAAAACGCCGACGTCATCAAGGCATTGCCTATCCGATAAGCCAATAAGCCCGCAAGGCGATCGGCAACGAAGCATACTTTGCGGGCGTTTTTTTTAAAGATTCTAAACCGGGTAAAGGGTCAATCCGGCCAAGTTTAACAATTAAAATTTCAACAACTATGTCACTTATTGCTACCCGTTTGCAAAACTGGCGTGTCGAAAACCCGGAATTTGACCGTAATATGGCCCGCCCCTTGGAGTATGGCGCACTTGATTTCTTCATTGAGCAAACCAACGCCGCCAACTCTATCATCAACCCGAATCTTTTGAATCGGGCGTTCGAATCCATTGGCAACACCGTACAGGTTCCCGTCATCAACTACGACGGCGATGTGATCGTTGCCAACGTTCGTTCCTGTGTGATCGCCGACGATGAAAACACGTCCGCGTTGTACACCGTCAATTGGGTTACGTTGGCCGTCGGCTTCACGATGGTTCCGCAACTCTACCGGAACAACGAAATTTCCTACGAACACGACTTTGCCCGCAAGATGGAAAAGGTCTGCCGCGCGCTTGCGACCGCGATGGATATTCAAGCCATCGCCGCGTTGGAAGCCAACAAAACGCAAGTGTTCAAAGATCAACTGTACTACACCGTCACGTCGAACTCCGTTCAGATTCCGTGGAACGCCCGTTTGGAATTCCTTTCGGATATGAACGCGATGCAACGCGCGAACGCGTATCCCGAAATGCTCCACGTCATCGGCGGCGCGGGCTTCGATTCTTTGGTCCGCAAGATGGCCGAACACGACATCTACAACGACGTCAACAAGCGGTTGGAGTATGACAACAAGGTGTTCCACTACACCAACAACATTGTCAACGAAGCCGGAAAGTTCGCCACCGGTTACATCGTCGCTGACGGCAACGTGGGCGTTCTGACGCGCGTTGACCGCGAAGCACTGGCCCGCACCCGCGCGAATTTCCACGAATGGGATGTCGTGCGTCTGCCGTACATTGATCTGCCCGTCGGTTCTCACTACTACACCGCCGTTGGCGATCAATCTTCCATCGCCGGCGATGCGTCCGCCGATATGGTGTGCAACGTCAAGGAATATTTCAGTTTCTCCGTTGACGTCGCGTTCCTTGTGGCCTACAATTCCGATCCGGAAACCGTGGCCAACCCGATCATCAAGGTTGAGATCGCAAGCCCGGGCAACGCCAACCCGTTCGCAACGCCGGTTGAGGTTGTTAATGCCGCGGAGACCCCCG